ATGTTTAACATTACAGTAATAAGTGATGTACTTAGTTACCATTGTTGACCTTTCAATTGATTTATTCTATCTCTAATAAGGAGAGCACCTGCTAGCAACAACCTCAACTGCAGAGACTAACAACGGATAGCTCTTGTGTGTAGCTTTTAATTAGTATGGCTGGCAGAAAGGTACCCCTTTGAGACCTGCTTATGGGGGGATGGGGGTACTCAAGTAATGGAATTTGTAGCTATACTAAACCCCTACTCAAAAAAATTAAAAATTGCCTATAAGAGCTCTCCCCCTATTGACAAATAAAACGGGTCAAGCTATAATCCTATAAAAGGATTAATTATGGAAATAACAACTGACGAAGGACTACGCTGTAAACCAATAGCAGGTAGTAGTAGAAACTACATAAGAGAAGATGGTGTAAAGGTTATGTTACTAGTAAATGGTGATCGTAAGCGTTCAAATGGTAAGATAAGAAAGTCTGGATATGTATTTACAACTTCAGATAGTATTGAGTATAGAACTCATAGGTTAGTAGCGGAAGCCTTCATACCTAACCCAGACAACCTTCCATTAGTAGACCATATAGATAATAATAGTCTTAACAACCATGTAAGTAACCTCCGCTGGGTTACCCATAAGCAGAATGCTCAATTTTATCACAATTGCCAACCTAAGAAGACTAAAGATATCCATATAACAGCACTAAATGAGGCTAATAAACAGATTATGAGGCTAGAAGCTGAGGTACGTAGCCTACAGCTTTGCAAAGACAAGGTTAATGTTCTAAAGCAAGCACTAAAAGATCAAGCACTAGGGAACCCTGTTGACTTGCAAGCTATAGGTGTCCTAGTAGGTAATAGTATTGTGGTTGATCATAGGATATTTGGTGGTACCGGGTCAGCTGCTGCTTATATAGTAGAGATGGAGAAAAGTAGTGGTGATGTTCATAATAAAGATACAATAAATAAAGAACTTAAAAAGTACCAACAAGGTAAAAGACCTAAGTGGTTAATGTACGGTAAATACACAATAGGGTACTAGCTCAAATAACCCTTTGTGCAATTTTTTTCCACAACACTTTGCTAATACCCTCATTTAACAGCCCCTACGGGCTATTAAATTCCAGGAGAGTTCTCTCCTTCTTAGCTCCTACAAGCCACTATAACCTCAGCCTAGGTAAAACTACCTATTACCTAACAACTCTTGCTCTACCTACCTTAAAATGACTCTAATGCAGTATATATACATATATATACCTAGCTACAGCTATAACCCCTTCCCATATGTTATGGTATACTTCCACAATTAAAGGATAGACCTAATGAATAACTCAAATGTAAAAGACAACAACCAAGATAACCACCTACCTAGCTACTGCAAAGTATGTAGCCAAGAGGTACAACCATTACATAAGGTATTTAATACTTTGCTATGCCCTAAGTGTAATACCATTATATCTAGTGATATAGGTATAGAAAAAGCTGGGATATAGGAGGTACCTTATATCATGCCAACCACTCTAAATGAAGTAACCTTTCCAGAATTCAATATAGCATTGGATGATCCCTCTATACAACCTAGTTGTGACTACTCTAGTGATTGTAACTATACCATTCATAATTGTTGTAGAAAGGTACTTAGGAACCTCTATGATGAACTAGGTACCTTAAAGTGGCGTCAAGAAGATGCTAGGTGTGAAGGAATGGTAGAAAGAATTAGGCTACGTATAAGAGAGGATATACTTTAACTATGGCATTTATTAAAGTGGGTGGTGGTACAGCTACCGCTACAAAGAAGCAGCGGTTGTACCTGATGGAGATAACCCTCCCTAGTGGGATGGTAGTTGTTAAGATAGGTAAGGCTAGTGGAGAGAACTCCACAAGCCGTATGATGCAGATAGTAGAGTCAGTGTACCAGAAGTTTCGCAAGACTCCAATGGTTTATATTAAAAGGGATAGGGAGGTTAGTGGTGAAGAAGTTTTCAAGATGGAGGCAACACTTCATAGGTTCTTTAAGAACTACAGGTATGATACTCCTCACAAGTTTAGTGGAAGTACTGAGTGCTTTACCATACCTCTTGCTGATGGTGTTATGGCCTATGATGCTGTTGTTAGTGGCGAAGTACCTAGTTTTACTTATGAGTTACCTGGGTTTGTAGAACCTGATGTCAAGTGGGGATTACCATTTTAAAAGGATATATTATGGCAACAAACAATAACTTTACAACTGAACAGTTGTTACAAGGATTAGAGTTGGATAACCAACTTAAGATAGCCCGAGGGTATGATAAAGCTGAGAAAGAGCGTGGGGATGCTTTAGGGTATACACCAGACTATAGCTTTGGGCTTAATGCGTTAGGTGGAGGTGCTAGTGTGCCTAAAGCTGCTGTGGAAGGGCTTGGAGTTGTACCTCATTTTACTGACAGTGGTAAGCTACCTAATCATATTACTTTCAGCGACCAGGCGGTATTAGGGAAAGGTAACCCCTTAGCTGGTAGTTGGGTAGATAGAAGTAGTAGCCCTACAGGAGAGGATACATATTACCCTACCGCTGCACAACTTAAACAGCCTGGATACCTTGAAGGGTTACAAAAGTATTACAATTGGGAGAAAGGTAATGGTATAGATAAGGTTATTGTACCTCCACCTTTTCAGAATATTAAGCAGTAGTTATGGTATACTTCGCCTTGAGAATTTGGAGGTAATAGATAGATCATGAGGGTAATTAACATATGCTGTAAGCTAGAAGCACTACTCGAGGATGTTAGAGTTAGCATCGAGCAATTAAAAAGAGGTGGGGGGTGATAAGTTGTATTCAACCCTAGATTTAGAAAATGCCTTTATAGAGGTTATGAAAGAGTATGAGAATAGATCTCAGAAGTTTAATAAGGATAAGTAGATGATGGAAGAAAGTATGGAAGATGTAGCTATGAAAGGTAGCAAGATTGAGAAGATGGAGCGTAAGAGACTACGTCACCTTGAGAATACTAAGCGAGCCCTACATATAGATGAAGCTTGGAATGAAGACCCTATTGAAGCTACAGAGATTGTAGAAACCTTAACAGGTATGGTAGAGGCAATGAAAGACCCTTTGGTTAAGAAGCTTCTTGGTAAGCAACATAAGGTAGCTGTTAATAGTCTTATTGATGCAGTTACTGCTATTAAAGTTGTAGCTAAAGCTGAAAACAGTGATACACTATCAAAGATTTAGTTATGGATTACGATATAGAAGATGAGTCTAGTATAAGAACTAGCGGAAACACAATAGATAATATATAGTAGCCTCCCGGCTGCTATTAATGGGGATTGGTGAACAAGAGAACACACCTGACTTTGACTCAGGCATAGAGAGGGGCGGTACCTCTATCCCCAACCACTCAACTAAACAAACAACCCTTAAAACTTGACAACTGTTAAATATTAGTCTATACTGCCAATATTGATTTGAATGAAGACTTCAATAGGAGGTGGTAACTCTGCCTCCTTATATAAGGATAACTATGGAAATTATAAAGGTAGGTAGTATAGACTGGAAAGTAGCACTACCTAGACTAAGTATAGGTGGGTTCTACTTGCTGAATGTAATGTGGAGGCTAGATGTACTTGCAAATGATTGTGCTCTAAAGGCCGCTAGTGGTATGGGTGTATCAACCTATAGGAAGTATAAGAAAGAACTAGAGGATAACCACTACTTAACAGTGGAGCAAGTAGGTAAAGCCACCTACCAATACACATTAAAGGACTCAAATGGATACTAAGCTATTCCAAACACCAAGTAAGTATAACACCAGGATAGAACCTGAATCGGGTCAGCAGATAACTGTTGAGAGGCTAAAGGAGATGTTACCTGCTAATACTAATATAGCTGTAACAGAAGAAATTGTTGAGATGATAAATAGGGTTGAGGATGATACAGGCCTTAGTCAGGAGTTAGTAGAAGAGGATATCATGTCCTATATGCACCTTCTAGGTGCTAATAAAGGTACAAGTATTAAACAATTGGTCAATGCTATTAAGTACTGTAACCTCAAGAGGAACTACGAGAATAAGGAAGCATGGGCTATAGTTTTTCCAGATAAATACAACCAGCTAGTAGTTGATAATAAGCAAGTAGATAGCCACGTTAGCATGTATAATGCTACTAAGCTAGTTACAGCTATTGATAAGGAGATGCTGATACCTGTTAGTATGACTTATTCAGGTTACTTCCATAAAGCTGTACAGGAGTTGTATAAGATAGGAGTACTTGGTAAAGGTGGTAAGGATGCATATAATAAGGATATGACCGTTACCCCTATGGTTAAGGTACAAGCACTGAAAGAGTTGACCGCTATTACTAAACCTATAGAGGATGCTAAGTTACAAGTAACTGTTAACCCTGGTGAGGAAGCACTTAGTGTGCAAGCAGCTATGAATGCTCAGTTGGAGCAGATAGTAGCCCACCAGAAGAAGCAGGTAGATGCGGGTGTTAATGTTATTGATGCACAAGTGATAGGTATTAACTTTGATGCTATAGGGGTTGGTAGTGGAGAGTAATATAAAGAAGGGATTACAAAGGTTTGATCTGGACTTAGCATTAGATACAGTAGATCTTACTTTTCCTAACTATACACCTACTAAGGATAGCCTAGAGTTCTTTGCATTGATGAGGATGGTAGCAGGGGAAGATTTTGAGTATACTACACCATTGTGGCATTACTTTGCTATAGATGTTGTATTTGGTAATGTGACTGCTGATCAGTTCCCTTATTGTAAAGAGGTTACAGATAGCATAACTGTCAATTACAAACGTATAGCTATAGTAGCCTCAAGGGGTTTAGCTAAATCAACAGTTATTACAGCATTCCTACCAATATATTGTGCAATTAAGGGCAAGTACCCTAATGGGGATAAGTCACAGTTCCACTTACTATTATTTGCTTCAGCTCAAGGTGGTGGTAGAGTTGCTGCAAAAGCTGTACAAGCACTTTGTGAGGATAGTGTGTTTTGTCAAAGCTATTTTGAGACTATGGAATTTACAGAGAGTGAGAGCAGGTTTATTAGGAAGGGTACAGCAAAGGTAAAGAACAGAATGTTCTTAGTTAGGTATATGGGTATTGGTGGGGGTATACGTGGTGTGCGTGATCATACTGGTACAAGACCGGATACCATAATGTTTGATGACGTTATCTTAAACTCAGATGCTGCTTACTCAGATACAATAATGAACTCCATACGGAACACAATGAATGCTGATGCTATCAATGCGCTAGTTGGGGGAGGAAGAGGTAGAATTATCTCAGTTGCCACACCTTTCCACTTACAAGATCCGGTTATTGAGACATTGACTGGTGGAGCTTATACTCCAGTTGCAATACCTATTTGTAAAGAGATATATGAAGGTATTAGTGAAGAGGAGTTTATAGGAGCTTGGCCAAGTATGCACCCATATCATGCAGTTATTGAGCAGTATAACTCTTCAGTAGCTTCAAACTCTACTAGAGAGTTCAACCAAGAACGAATGCTACGCATTAGTTCAGATGAGGATCGTATGATTACTGATGAGATGATTGAGTGGTATGATAGGAAGGAACTACTTAAAGGTATTAACAACTATAACATATACATCACCACAGACTTCACCACTACATCAGAGTCTAAAGCAGACTTTAGTGGGTTGTGTGCATGGGCTATCAATTCTAACAAAGACTTCTTCTTAGTTGATATATGTCTACGTAGACAAGGTATAGCTGAGCAGTATGAAGAGTTGTTTAGGATGGTTAACTTCTGGAGCAGCCATGGTAAAGCTGTAGAGGTTGGTATAGAGGTAGATGGGCAGCAGAAAGCCCATATATTTGCCTTGAAGGAAATGATGATAAAGAGATCAGAGTGGTTTACCTTTGCTAGGCAGAAGGGAGCTAAGATGGGTAGTGAGGGGATACTAAGTAGGGCTACAGGTGGTAATAAGCATGAGAGGTTTAGGATGATGCTGCCTCACTTCCAGAACCACCATATACACTTCCCTACTCAGTTAGAGCGGACACCTGATATGCTTGAAATGTTGAAGCAATTAAAGTATACTACGTGGGAAGCTTTTGGAGGCCATGATGATGGACCGGATTGTATTAGTCAGCTAGGTATGATTGATATTAGGTACCCCATGGCTAGTGTTGGTAGCTATTCAGCAGCTAGTAGAGGCAAAGACTCTATATGGGGTGATGTGGCTAGCTATGATGATGAAACCAGTGTTTATGACACATATATATAAAGGATAAATAAAATGTTTAGTACAATAAAAGGCTATGCTATAGCTATAATGGGAGTTGCAACTGCAGTATTTGCAGTTATATTTACAATGAGAGGTAACAAGGTTGAAAGCCTTAAGGAAGAAGTTAAACGCCAGAATATAAAGGCTAAAGTTGCTAAGAAGGTTACAGAGAATAAAGTAGATGTTGCTGCGTTTGAAGCTAAGGTAAAGGCAGACAGTGAAGCTGTACATAAGGCTAATGTTGAAGAGTTCAATGATAAGTACCCAGTTGGGCACAAGTTCTACGTATGAGCAAGGTTTGGGCAGGATTACTACTATTAGTAGTACTAAGTGGATGTACAAAAGTTGTTGAGGTACCGGTGTTTGTAGAGTCACAGTGCCCTAGGATTGAATTAGTTGATAGAGTTGCTCCCATAGAGGTGATGATGCAACCAGATGGCAGTATAGAGAAGCCCTACTCTGATAACTTACTACGTGGTAGTAGTGAGTTACGTAGAAGTGAGAACTACTATATAGATACCATTACTGATTACAATAAGAAGTTTGTTGACAAAGTGAAGTAATTCAAGTATAATCTCCTTATTATTTTAAAAGGAGATGAGAACTTTGACATACAGCACTTTACAGAAGTTAACCACTGGGTTCTTAACAGGTGACAACGTGTTACCAAGTGATCCAGAGGTAACTCTAGTACTACTACAAAATGCACTAGTTGCTACAGCCATGAAAGCCAACTCGTTACACCTGATGACACTAAGTACTACTGCTAATGTGTTAAGGTTAGCAGATGGTGACTACTTGATCAGGATGCCTGAGCTACCAACAGCTGATACTGACACTATTGATATAGATGAAGAGCTAACATTTGCTGTAGCTAGATTTATGGCTAGTTATATCAGTAGAGATAAGGGTGGCATACATGTACAAGCTGCTAATAGAACTATCCTTGACTACAATGCCAAGACTGACGAGATTAGAGATCAGATGAGAGCAGAGGCTAACTACGCTGAGGTAATAGGTAAAGAACCTAAAGACTACACTACGGAGTGGAGTCTATGACAATCCAGCAAGCACTACACCTACCACATGATCACCCATATAATGAGCAGATACTAGACCTACAGAATAAGACATCAGGAAATACAGCTGCTATTTTTATGGGTAAGAGTGGTACTAAAGAACATGTACCTTTTGTAGTTGAAGCAGGAGTTACTAAGCTTAACTTCCACTATATTAAAGAGGTTAGGCACTTGTTATCAGAGGAAGTCACTACTAATGCATTTAGTCATAGTGAGCAGATGGAATATGATAAGTTTTTGAACTACATGGATAATGGAGTGGAGACACTTGAGGCACTACTACTAGAGCAGTGGTTATTAGACGAGATCCAAGGTATAACACACCCGACAATTACTAGAGAGTATAAGAAAGGTGTTCACCCATGGAGGATACTAGATGGAAGAGAGGATATAGCACATGAGTAGTGGAGACTTCATAAAGATAGTTCAAGAAATTCGTGGTACTGGGGCTAATGGTGTAGCACCTACTGATGGTATTTATTATGACCTTACAATAGCACTTACAGGGGCTAACAGTGCACCTGGTAAGTATGGACACATTGTTGAGATGTATAATGACTTAAATGGACCTAGTGGTAGTTACACAGACTTTATTACAAAGTATGGGGACTTCCTAACAAAGTATAGTGACGTACTAGTACAGGCTGGGTTAGCTACAGATGCAGCTAGTGCCTCAGGGCTTGCAGAAGTTGCAGCTAAGAACTATAGGGATCAATCAGAGGTATTTGCTACAAATGCTAGCAATGCTTCAGCACATGTTGACACCAGGCTAGGCACGGTGCAGGCAAATGGTAGCACGGTAGAGGTTAACCTAGATGCAGTAGCTACAGATAAGATAAATATAAACAAAGTGGCAGCAATTGATACAGATGTTACAAAAGTGGCAGCAGTTGATACCAATGTAGGGGTTGTTGCAGCAAATGTAGCAAATGTAACTACAGTAGCTACAGATATTGGTAGTGTTAATGATGTTGGTACAAACATAACAACCGTTAAGGATGTATCAATACATATGGCAGCTGTACAGGATGTAGCAAGTGTTAGAGACAAGGTAGACACCTTGGCTAACGAACCAGCATACTCAGCACTACTTAGTGCTGAAAGTAACTCTTTCAAATCAGAGAGAGAAGCATGGGAAGCTGAAGCACAGAGGTATACAGCTAGAAGTTTTGCTATAGAGTCACCATATGTTTTTGCTAAGTTGTGGAGTTCAGTAGGTGATGGTACATTTACATACATAAACTCTAATATCTACAGTGCTTTACACTACTCCAAGTTAACTAAGGGTGGCCACAAGTTTGTAGGGTACTTTGATGCAGCAACAGCTACAGGATTACCACTTGATGGTGACTGGGGTGAGTACTACGTAGTATCAGTAGCTGGTGATGCTAATGGTACAATTGTACCTCCAGTGGCAGTTGGTGATGAGTTAAGATGGGATGAGACAGCTGTAGTGTGGAAGCCCTATAGAGTAACACTGGAGTTTGATAGGTTGCTAAGTGTACCTGAGAATGTTAGCAACGCTCAGAGTAGAAGTGAGAAGGGACAACCAGATGGTTATACACCTTTAAATGCTACAGGGATCATTGACGCCCAGTATCTACCAAGCTATGTAAATGATGTAATTGAAGTTGCAACACATGCAGACCTACCTACTACAGGTGAGACAGGTAAGTTATATATAGTTGTAGCTGATGAGACAAGTGGTGGTAACGTAACAACATATAGGTGGAGTGGAAGTAGCTACACTAAGGTTAGTGACCTACTCACAGCAGCTAATATTAAGGCTATGTATGAGAGCAATGCAAACACAAATGCATACACTGATGCAGAATTAGCTAGCGTAGATATCACAACAACACTGAATACTACAGCTCAGACACTACCAAAGGCAG